AAACCTTTACAAAATAACACCCCTATGATATAATGTAGTCATCAAAGGAAATGAGCGCTCACCTTTGAACCAAAACAAATTAACTTAAAACAAAAGGAGAAAACAATTATGGAAACCACCGCATTGATTGCAAAAGCAACAACTCACGAAAACAAAGTAAACCTTTTTCGCGCGCTGACCAACGCAAGTCCGTTCAGTGAAGCAGTCAACAAAACTTTATCTGTGGTACAGATCATCGACCAGCCCGCGGTTAACGATCAGGGCGAGCCGGTCAACCGTTATTTCTTCCTGTGTGAAGATGGAGCCGCCTATATGTCTATGGCGTTGGGGGTGGATAGCTGTGTAAAAGCAGTAAGATCAATTTGGGGGTCTGATTTTGCTGAACCTTTGCAGATCGTCCCCTGCCAGGTCAAGACGAAAAACGGCCACACTTATAAATTTACAGTGCTGTAAATTTATTAAAACTCAAAATTATAGCCCGGTTTAACCGGGCTATAATCATTTAATGGTGAATGATTATGAGAAAATTTATTCATACGAAACAAAGAAAAGCAAATTTTGCACAAGTGATTCGTGAGTATAATTATTGGATACGCAGAGCAGCCGCGCTGAAAGCGTATGGTAAATATCAGGGGGTTGTTCTTCCAAAAATATTGAATGTTGACAAAGAATTTGCAAAAATAACAACAGTTGAGGAATATAATGAGTTAATAAACCGGCTAAGAGAAACAAGCCGAGCCACCAGAGAAGAAAAAACCATTCAGCTTGGCAAGTATAAAACCATCGAAACGCAAACCACGCGAATAATCAAAAAACAGCAAGAAAGAAGTATTCAGAAGTTCATTAGAAATGAAACGCCTGCCAAAACTGAATTCAAATCCGAAAAAGCATTAAAAGAATTTATACAAAAATATCAAAAAGAAACTTTTGAATCATTCAATGAAGCGCGGGCAGAGGTATTCAAAGATAATGTTGTAATTGCTTTAACAGCGTTAGAATTTATGGATTTAGTTAGCGAGTGGCAACACCTATCACTCATTCAGGTTGATTCAGTAAATCGTGCGTGGCCTGAAGCGGTAGAAGTGATGTGGGCGGCCTATGAATCCAAAGACGAAAGCAAATATCAAGAAGCCTATGACAGAATGCGAACGGCTATAAATGGTGTAAAAGGTATCGTAAAATACACAAAAGGTACAGTAAAATGACAGAATATATTTCCGATTTTGAAACACAAAGGGATCCTGACACTGGGGTCATGTCTGTATGGGCGTGGTCTATTGTCGAGGTCGATAATTTGTCTAATATTCAATACGGAAATAATATTGAAACATGGCTTACAGCGATTCAAGGACTTCCGAACGGTTCTTTGATTGGCTTTCATAACTTGAAATTTGATGGAAGTTACATTTTAAGTTATCTTTTAGGTGTTGCAAAATGGCAATACAATGACGATCCCAAAGCAAGGAAAGCAAAAACCGTTGAATGTTTAATCAGTTCAATTGGCGTTCATTATAATTACAGAATAAACTTTACAAAGAGAAAACATGTCAAAATATATGACACACTAAAAATATTTAACATGAGTGTTGCGCAAATTGCTAAGTCTTTTGGGATCAAAGAGCAAAAAGGCTCCATAGACTATGCAACCTTTCGCGGATATAACTATACCATGACCCCGGAAGAAGTCGAATATATCACCAATGATGTGCTTATTGTAGCAAAAGCAATAAAGCAATTTAGGACGGAGGGTCACGAGCGCAATACCATAGCTTCAAACGCTATGAGGTATTATAAGAAAAATAGTTACTATTCAAACTATGAATTTTTAACATACTTTCCGCACCTTGACGACGATTTGTACCACCTACTAAAGCGCGCCTATAAGGGTGGCTATTGCTATGTCAACCCAAAATTCAAAGGTAAGCCGGTAGGCCATGGCAGGGTATACGATGTAAACAGCTTGTATCCCTCGGTAATGAGTGATCCACGCAACAAATATCCAGTAGGAACCCCGGTATTTTTTGAGGGTAAATATAAAGACGATCCAATTTACCCACTATATATACAGTTTATAACAGCACAGTTTGAATTGAAAAAAGGCAAAATTCCAACAATACAAATAAAGAATGATAAACGATTCAACCCTCGCGAGTATGTCACAACTACCGGTTGTTTAATGGTAAATCTGTATTTAACCAATGTTGATTTGGAAATGTTCTACGAGTGCTACAAAATAAAAGAAATTCAATATATAGGCGGGTATAAATTTATAGGCCGATCAGGAATATTTATTGATTATGTAAACCATTTCAAAGAAATGAAAATGCAAGCAACAATAGAAAAAAATGCAGGTAAAAGAAGCATAGCAAAATTGTTTCTAAATTCACTTTATGGAAAATTCGGAGCCAGCAATGATAAATTTGTAAAACGGCCATATATAAATGATAAAGGAATTCTTGCATACCAAACAGTTGAAACTCCTCGGCCTGCTAAAACAGTGTATGTTCCTGTGGCCGCATTCGTGACAGCCTACGCCCGGCGATTCATTCAAACCCTTTTTATAAAGAATGTTGATCGGTGTTGCTACTGTGATACAGACAGTTTACATTTATTAGGTGACGAGCCGCCAGCAGGCGTCAAAATCAGTGATACAGAATTTAATTGCATGGCGCACGAAAGCAGTTTTTCAAGGGCTAAATTTCTTGGCGCAAAACTGTACATTGAAGAAGATGAACAAGGCAACCTTGATGTAAAGGCAGCAGGACTTGGGCAAAATGAAGTAGTAAAAAATCAAATCACATTTGACAATTTCAAAACGGAGCAAGAATATTTCGGAATTTTGAAAAGTAAAACCGTGCAAGGCGGTGTAGAGTTAAGCGAATCTACATTTAAGATACGCGAACGCGGAACACGATTTTAACAAACAGTGGTGATTATTTTAGCAAAATTGCCCAAATCTGTTTACAGATTTTTGCATTCGTGGTATAATTAAGACAAGAAATGAGGAAAGAAAACAACTAAAATTAAAAGGAGTAAAATTATGAACATTCAAAAAAGATGGGATCGTAAAACAGGATTTTCAACAGCCTATTTTGTTGATCTTAACAATCCAATTCTTATTTTTGATTCAGTTGCAAACGCGTTTGTAAAATATGAGGATTTGTCAGTTGAAGATCAAAATATAGTTGATATTGTCGAGGATATATTTGAAGAAGCTTCCAATCAAATATTGGAATTTGGTGGGAAGTTTTATGAAAAACTTCATTATAACCGTTTTTCGCTTTTGAGAGAAATTAAAGGCTTTGGCGAAACAGTTTATACCCTTAGCGATTTTAAGGAGGTATAAAAAAGTGATCCGCTTTCTAATTAAACAACAATTCGCTTGGGCTGAAAAATGCTTTGACCGGGAGGGAGAAATAAAAAAGCCATTTGAGAGGTATTTTGCTTCATTCATCAATCAGGTATTAAAATGCCAAAAAGAAATAACGTTAAGAGCACCAAACACTTTGACTGGGGTGCAATCTCTTATTTATTTTTCCAAAGGTTTGGATTTGATATGCTATCTAATTGAAGTTCATGAAGAAAGCAATATTGTTGCTTTAACATTCAAAATGAACGCGAACGCAAAATCAATGCGCGCGGCAAGAAATGTTATAACGAGGTACGAAAAATGAATTATATGGAAATATTTGACATACAGTCAAATGTTAGAGTTTGTGACATTATACATTTATTTTTAATCGGTGGTGATGATAAGATTTATTTTAATCTTTCTACTCCAAATAAAAAAGGGTATTGTGATGATTATATATTGAAATGCGAGCGTATTATTTCCGGAAGTTGGGTTCCTTATTATGAATGTAATATAAAATGGATTGAAGAAGAATGCTCAGATGAATCAGATGTGGGGTATCTCACATTGATTATTTGAAGTATTATTTACTTCAATATCGAAAAATATTCAAAAGTTACTTAAAAGCGAGGCATGAAAATATGAAATGTATGAATTGTGCACATTACATAATATGCAAGAGTTTGAATAATACAGGTATATTTGCTGAATTCCCTGAGGTTGATGATTGTTTTCTGTTTGAGCCAAACCCTGAACACGAAGTAAAAGAAGATGCGAAAAAAATGCAACCATCAGTGTCAACCTCATTACAAGCCCTTATTGCAGATCGAGGATATAAGGTACTTGAATTAAAAACATATTCCGGGGATACATTTGTCGGCACCAATATTCAAATCAAATTCAACAAATTTCTTTTAACAAAATGTGTCTATTGTAATGATGAGTTGTTTTCAACCATTCAAAACATATCGGAAGTGAGAGTCTTATTTTTCAGCTAAAATAAAGAACCCGGGGATTGCTCCCCGGGTCTTTTTATTTATACCGTTTGCAGGCAATATTATAATCGTATATGCAAATCCAGCCGGATGGAATTCGCGCCCAAATATTTTTATTACCTTTGTAAACCAATTCAAGAATAGTGCATTTTGTGCCGCGTTTCAGGTATGCAATGTTGTTTTTATCGTCACGATTCAAACAATGCTTTTTGCCGTCCGAAGTCAAATCCTTAATCTTTTTCCGGCCAGTGTTTGCGCCTGCCCCCTTGTAAACCCCGCGCACATATTTCAATGTGATTGTCGATCCAATTTTAGGGCGTGGATATTCAAAAATAGCACCGCGCATTTTTGGCCGAAGCACACCAAGCACCCCCTTGTATGTGTGTTTCACTTTTTTGCATTTTGACCCTCTCGGCCAATTTTGATCGAACGATTCAAACCACTTTGTATTTCCGTTGCCAGTGGCTATAGCAATATGACCATAAGGGGATATTTTTGTTCCCCAAACAACAATGTCGCCATTTAATGGAACGAAAGTAGGATTGTTTGCGATTTTTTCAAAATTTGTAACCAGGGGTTTATGCGCGGAATAATTGGTATAATAATCAATCGCATTTCCCCATGCTCCGGGCTTAATGCCAAAGCAGGAATTTAAGTAAACCTTAGCCAAGTCCACACACTGGGCACCGGCCACGTGGTCATAATCAATTACCCTGCCTTTGCATGAATTGTAAAATTGATCGAATGTCATTCAGTGTACCCCTTTTCCTTTGCTTCATCTTTAACAATATCACCGGCAATAGCCGCAGAAGTGAAGCTATTATTTTTCCACCATGTCCAAACTGTGGAAAATACTGTTAAAAGTGTGGAAAAAAACAAATATACTTCATCGTCGGAAAACGGTAATGGGTTTTTACCAATCATTGTTAAAACTGAATTTACAAGCGCAACAAAAGTCACGATTGTGCGTATAATGGTATCTTTTGAAACATTTTTCATTTTATGTTATCCTCCAAATCTTGTATTCTGTGGTCTGCTACCTGCTGGCGCAGTTCTTGAAGAGCAACTCTTTGTTGCAGATTGTTATACTGCTCTTGTTTCTTTTCAAGTTGTTTAATTCTGTACAATGTTTTTGAGTTTGCAAGCCACGCGGTGAGCGAGGTGCCCACCAGCGTGACCGCGGACGACAGAATTATAGTTAACTGTTCAACTGTAATTCTACTCACCCCTCAAAAACAATACCGTCAACAACAAGTCCGTGGGCGTCGGATACGGTGAAAATCCTGCTACCGTCAAAAGCAACCTTAATTGTGTTTGAACCCTCGGTGACAAGCATTGTAAAGGTTGAACCGGATTTGAAGCCGTAAAAATATTGGATTCTTTCCACTTCGGAAGCGCTGGAATGATACCGAACGCCGATCCGGCTGGAATGTTGTACAATGTTTGAAATCATTTCAGCAGACCAAATTTGGACGTCGCCATTGGAGCGGGTGTCAATCGTGCCGGAAGTCCTGTTTTGCGCGTCACAGATTTTACGCTGACAAATAAGGGTATTGTCAGATTCAAGATTTACGCCGATATTGTGCTTTTCATAACCGTAAAGTTGCGATCCGCGTTGTAATCGAATGCAAGGTGTAGTCGGCCATTCTTTTAGGGTGCCGGAACCGGCGCCGGATAGAACCAGGGTTGTGTTAAGCATATTGTATGCAGTTTTGCCGGAAGAATAAATCAAATCAACATCGTTGCAAAGCAACTTATTCACATTTACCGCGCGAATTGTATGCGGTAGGTTTGCTTCATTGGTATTTGAGCAAGCTATATTCAAATTATCCAATGTTACAGAGTTGCAGTTATGCATTACCAAGCCTTGAAGCTTCGGCATTGTAGCCGGTGGGTTTGATGAATCATAACGCCCAGTAATATACACATTTCCACCATTCGAGATATTAAACCAGCGGTAAGATTCAGATCTTGCTTTAACATGAATCTCTAGTTCTTGGTGATAAATCGGACAGGCTAACAAGTCCATAGCTTGAAAGATTTGATTGAATGGATTATTTTTCGTTCCGTCAGGTGAACGGGTCATGTGATATGTTCCATCGTTGCCCGCGTCTTTATCCACATAAACAATATTGTTGAAGGAGGAATAGCCCACACCCTGCCCCTGTGTTGTGGTCTGTTTAATAGAGGACGGTGTACCCTGCAACAGCGAACCGCGCCAAATAGAAATCATTGAATCTGTGGGGTTTACGGCAGTAATACCCTGCGAGTTGGCGTAAACATAAAATTTATCATTTACGGTTAAATCCTCAAATTCACCCGACCAAAAACGCTGATTGTCCAAATACTGAGGTATTGTGAACTGCCGAATGTACACACCCGCTTTATCGTATATGCGAATTGTGTTCGGTGAATATGTGAGCATTACAAAGGCGGTTGCGTTGGCCTTAATTGTCTGCATGATATAGTCAAAGCCGGGGTTTGAAAGAGCCACCATATTTGACGCGGTGTTTGTTGCCGGATCCCACTCATACACATTCAGGCCTTGAGAAATGTACATTTGATCGTTTGTTTGATCGTAAGCAACGGAAGAAACAGCGCTTTCATTGTATCCGGCAGGCGCTGAATATTTTTGAATTGTTGCAAGTGTGGTAGGGTTCAATTCAAAAATAGTCTTAGAGGGGGTGCCGTTCAATTCACTTGTAGCAATAAAAAGACTATTTCTTTTTGAATTGTAAACAATAGAATTGGCGTGGCCTAAACCCTCAATATCTCGGCGGGTCACCTGTGCACCGTTTGAATAGTTGAATACAACAACCGCCGCCGTGGTGGGGTGCAATTCAAGGGTGTGCCCCCGTGGCACAAAAGCGCAGGCATAATAATGATTGCCGCCAATGGTATACCGTGCCCCGCCTTGATTCACCGGGTAACGCGCTGTTTCCTGTTTGGCGTTGGCGAGATTTTCTCCGCGATATGTCCAACCTAACAGCCACCGCTCAAAATCAATATATGTTGAATGCGGTTGATTTTTGAATGTTACAAAGTCCTTTTTTAACTGGGCAATTTCTTTCCGAAACTCGTCAAAGTAAGGAGCACAGATCACGGCAAGAATTTCTTTCAAGGTTCCGTCATCATACCATTTTTGCAACTGCTCCGTGACTGTTTCCTTGATATGTTTATCAAGGTTTTCCAACAAATCAATAACATAGTTTATCAATTCATCATAACTGTTTACTTTTTCAATTACTTCATTCATTTTCTTTAAGACGCCATAAAGCAATTCCTCAAAAGATAATGAATCGTCGTAGACTTGCGGCAGAATCCGATTGCAATAAAACCGCCGAAGCACCGCGATAGGGTCTACATCGGGTTTTGGATAATTCATGTTTACCTCCTTAATACCATAATGGCATAAACAAATCTTTGTATTCATCGAGTAATTCGGAATAAAGGCCATTTACTTCATTTTTGAATTGCCGGAACACTTCCCCGGCAGGCATTGTTAAACCGGTGATTGTTTCAATTTGATTTGTTTTGGTAGTTGTGTTGTTGTCGGTGGTGTTTGATCCTTTATCCGTTGCTTTGTTGGAAGCTGTGTCAAGGTTTGCTCTGTCCGCGTACTCAATAGAATTGAAGTCCTTTGCTTTCATCATGTTGCCGGGAAGATCACTTGCCGCACCCCGCATTGTTGAATTGGAATCGTTTTGATTTGAGAAAGACCCGGTTGATTTGCTTTTACCGGTGACGTTTGAATCTGTTTTACGATTAAACTTTTGATTTGCAACCGCCAAATCTGCGGTCATCTGTGCAAATCCGTCAAAGGCTTTCGCGTAGCCGGGCATGACTTCCATTGATTTAGCTTGCAATTTTACTTTCCAAATGTTGTATGTTTCAAATGCAAACTCGTCTGTTAAATAATGAAAAATAAAAAGTGTTTCAAAATATCTTTTGAAGTCCTCTATTTTTTGCGGGGTTGGATATGCAAAATCAAAAATTTTCTTTCGTGCAGATTCAACGCGAATATTCAAAGTGTTATTTCTGTTTTCGCATAAATTGTTTACAACAACTTCCAAACTAGTTGTATATCGCGCCATTACTCCACCCCCTGCGGTTCATCATCATTATTTGTGTCATCATCAAAGGCGGGTTTATCACTTTCGATAATTTCGCTTTGTACTCGCGGTTTTACAGAAATATCCAAGCCGAACCGTTCATTGATCTGCTTGCAAGCGTTTTTCCGTTCGTATAGCATTGTTTCCAAGTTAATTGATACGAATTGATTATTGGCGTTGACTTCATCGGTGATAAGGCGCTCCGCTTTTTCGTTCTGCACATTATTCACACCGAGAAATGAAAGAAATTCAGCTTTATAGCTTTCAAGCAGGGTGTATAAATCCTTAGCCACCAACGGCGCCCCGGTATTTACACTGCCAAAACAGTCGTTGAAATCATTGTCTTTGTCAATGAAAATATATCCCTGCGAGCCGTCATATTTTGCAAAGAGATTTGCAAGCGCTAATTTTTGATTTGAAGTCCCTTTTAGAATTACAGGGGTTTTTTGTGCGTTTACATTTATATCAATTATTTGTTGCGTTTTTGCGATTTTATCCACAAAATAATTGATATAAAACAAAGTCGGTGTCCACATCGGATTATTTTTTATCAACACAAAATCGTCCGCATTGTACTCCTGATTGAAGTTAATGCCATATCCGTTAATTTTGACCGGATAGCCGTACAGATTCAACACGGATTGATCCGCCGCGCGTAGGCCTAAAAATCCTCGGTCGCGATCATTGCAGAACGCGGCCTTGCCGTCTTGAATCAAGGCGAATTCTAAAAAATCAGCGTCCACCGTGTCCGGCAGGTTTTCCCACTCAAAGACTGTAGCGGCAATGTTCATAAAATAGCATTGATAAATTTGATTTAATTGTGTAGCGGTTAAGATTGAATTGAATTGACCGGCAAAAGTACCGTTGGTGGCCGGGCTGTGGTACAATGAAAAGGGTGCTGTGTTTGCTGGATTGTCCATTATTATCCCTCCTTTTTAATTGTTATTAAGGGAGTAATTCCCAAAATCTGAAATGGAATGCCAAATTGTGACACCGGTATTAAACATATTGCGGATTGAAGCGGCTTCCGGCGCAGGTGCGTTTACTTTGATATTGCAATCAACTGTTTGTAAGTAATTCCATTTACTCCGGGTATCTTTCCAACTGGAGATTTTACCCCACTCATTAATTGCATAGCCGTACAAGTCCAAAAAATCATCAATCGGCCCGCATTCATTGTATAAAGGTGAACAGTCAACCAACCTGAACTTACAGTTTTCACTCGATATAGAATTGGTATCACTTTGATTGCCTTTACTTGCTACCTTAGAATTAAAGGCGCTTGTAATTTCTCTTGACGCACTGAAAATAGAACTAACAGCACCAACACCGGAAGTAATGGCTCCGGCAACATTGCCAGTTGCAAGATTTGCGCCAAGACTCACAGCACCGCCAGCTACAGCCCCAGCCGCATTCAGTACAGAGCCGACACGGTTAAGCGAACCCTGAACGCCGCCATTTTCGTTGTAACCAATTTGCATTTCAAAAGAATACGGAACATCGAAAACGGACTCGGCAGGTTTTGCATAATTTTTTATCTTTAACTTAAATCCGTTGGAACCAATCGGCCGCATTTCCGCAGTCATTCTAATGCTGTTTCCTTTTATAAACTCCGGGCGCAAAGGCTGGCTAAAGCCGTTATAATTGTAAATCACATAAGCGCGACACATAGAAGTAAGCATTTTTTTGTTGCGCGGAGTATATCCGCATGCCAATGTGTTTCCGGCTATATTGGCAGTTGTTTCTTGCGTGGCAACAAGATTTGCGGCACAGTATGAAATTGTATATCCGTCAACCGTTACATCTGTAAGATACCTATTATCGCGCAACCATTTTTGCACCCAAAATGGAACACAGCGAAAACCGATTATATCCTGCCGCCGATCCGTTTCGCCTGCGTATCTATCAATCAATTTTTGAATTTCTACATCCAGCGAAACAAAGCCGGCATACTGACCGGTCATACTGGAACTATTTCCATAGCCACCATATATCCAATCAGATTCACCTGCGGCTGGTGGCCTTGAAACAGAAAGCATTTCCCACGCGGGAAACCAATCTTCACCACCGGAAAAAAGATCAATTTCTTTTTCATAATCGGCAGGCGCTCCCACCGGTTCCGGCTGAAGCCAGCGGCCTACGGTGTCCTCACTTTTTTTCACATGAGCGCGGGCGATAAGTGATTTATAATAGGTGATATTGAATTGGTAGGTTTGCCAGTAATCTGTTGTAATATAAATCATTGCAATGTCTTGTGCGATATATTCAACACGATCAATAAATGCGTAGTACCATTTTTTATTTCCCTGACGATTCACAAAATCACGATTCTGGTAGCGGCAATAATTGAATGCTTCAAAGCGTGCAAAGTTTCCCTCGATCCTGAACGCTTGATCTTTTTTGATATAGTTGAATTTTGTTGCGCTAACACCATTTTTTGCTAAACCATCAAAGGCGGCGACTTGCGCCGCCGCCGTTGGGAAATCAACAATGGCATGGCATTCTTCCGGTTTTCCCCATGGAACTGTAAATAAATCCAACCTTGTAGTCGGGTGTGTTACTGCCATTGTTTTTACTCCTTTTAGGTTTTTTCCGTCGCACGAATACTGAAAACATACTTGCCGATAATATTTGCCTTATTGTCATATACATATAAACAATATGTACAAACCATCGGTAAGCTTAAGAAATCAGCAACACCGTGCAAATAGGTTGATTTTACGGTGACCTTGAATTGATCCTTATTTTCACCGATAATGGAAACATCCAAATCATAAAATCCCCGGTTTATCCATTCATTGCCGCTTATTTGCATAAGCGCCGAATACCCCAGCGGTTCAAAGACGCCCGTTTCAACATTATCATACGCTACATCAACAAGTTGTATCAAGCCGTTCACCTGTTCGGACTTTCCGTATGTTTCGGCGGAAAAAATCGGAACGGTTCTTGTCTCGCTTGCTTCTGTTTCAACAGCGGTTTTAATAAAGTTTACGCCATAATCACCGGCGGCAGGACAGTCAAATTCAAGGCTTCCGTTATGATTGAATTTCTTGTATTCCAACATGACGGTTAAATCGTAAAATTTACAACCACCGCAACCGGAGTTGCTACCCCGTCGGCGATAATGTTACAAAGAACAGTTGCCGTATGCGTAGTGTTGGCGGTGGAATGGCCAGTGAAAGTAATTGTTTTTGCAGTGGGGTCAAAGGTAATCGTCACATAGTCGGCCAAGGTTTCAGCAGTGATTTTATCCTTGGCGGCACTTTCAAGGACCTGCTCAAATTCAAGGCGCATGTTATTCACCTTGTAATCGGCGGGGGTTGTTGCATAATCAACCGTCTGCATTGCGTCTGCCGCTTTCAGTTTCACAAAGTTTTCACCGGTTTCCTCGTGAAAGTCGGTGATTGTCAAATCCTGCAAAGCGTCAGCTTTAGGAACTTCAAACACCATAGCATTAGCAAACGGGCAAATACCGTAAATTTGCCAAACATGGAAGAAATATTGCCAAGTCAGGGAAGAACCAATGAAATCTTCCGCCGCGGTTTGGATATTGTCATAGACCTGGAACAGTGCTTCATCACAGATCACAAAGCCAATATCGGACAGTGTTTTCCCGGTGCGTTTTCTGTTCTCCAAATCGTAGTTATCATAGTCGAAAGAATCAACTACAATAAGATTATTACGGAAATCGGCTTCCGCCATATTGAACGCCATTGCAAGAACCTTAACACCCAATTTGTTAATCAAATCGGAACGAATAATAATTACAATGCGTTCAGCTTCTGACCATGTTTCCACAGGGTCACCGACTGCTCCGGGCTGATTAATATAGTTGTTATAAGCGGTAGAGGGGAATGTCATGTTCATAGCAGTTTCGCGAATAGTTGCTACCATGTCTTCCGCTTCATCTTTTGTGGCGGGCATTGCCATTTTGCGGCCAATAACAACATTGTTTGCGTATGCGTCAACAATGGCCTGCTTGAACAAATTGAATTCGCGAATTTCATTACCGGAGAAAACAGAGTTGATTTTTGCAGATACAAAACGGTTAAAACTTTCATAGGAAACAAAAGCGCCCATCAATTCCTCGCGATTGATAGACAGCGGGAACACGTCTTGCCGGTTTCTGCTATAATATGCTACCTTGGTATCCCCTTTGTACAATTTCAAAATGGCGGACAGATTTTCACCGTTATATCCCATAGGATTGACCGGATTTTCATAGATTTGTTGAACATCGGTGCCCAAGGGGTAAGGGCGGCCTTTCTTCAGGCGAGCAAGGCGGTTTGAATAGCGCTTTACTTCCACCGCAGTGAACATAATTCTATCAACAAGGACAGAAATAAATTCATTTGTGTGCGCTTTATAATTCAAGATCGGGTTTGCGAATTTGCTAATGTCGTCACCCTCAGCAAGAACCGGAACATCATTCTGCGCAGATTCGCTCATCATAGAACGAACGGCATTCAATGTTTTCTGCGCTTTTGCGGCTTCGGTCATTTTCTTATTAGAACTCATCAAAAAATTCCTCCTCCTTTAACTCCTCGATCACTTCATCGGGTGATTTTTCATCGTTGGCGGGCGGGGTGTCCTCGGGTTTGTCAACCTCTAATTTCTCGCCCACTTTCATCATCAAGTTGCCGTTGATCTCACGAATGCGGTTATTATCCTCGACAAGTCTTGCATTGTCGGCGGTCAACCGTTCAATCTCACTTGCGTAGTCAACAAAGGTATCTGTGATTGTTGCAAGATCGGGGCCGATCTCGGTTACATCTTCCGCTTTTGCTACACGATCAACAATTTCTTTGATTTGTTCAACAGATAAACTCATTTTGTTATTGCTCCTTTCATAATCTATTATATATCATTTTCTCTACTTCACTTTTGATCTGTAAATTTTCAAAAAACAACCGCCCCACTACTGCAAAGGACTTGATCTTCTTTATTTCGGCTCCTGCGTGCGGTCTATTGTTTTCTGCTATTTTGTTTACAGTCAATGGATTTGTCTTAGGGTCGCCCGCGCGGCAGGCGTATAATGATTGCGAACTGGAAGCAAAGAAAAAATATATTATATTGTTGTTGCTTTTAATGTTGAATAATTGAATTGAATCTTTGGGCTTTCGTTCAATTTGTGAATAGTCATCATTTAGAAATGATTCATTATTTGCGTAATCGTTATATTCGGGTAGATATTTTGTTGCTAATTTGTTTTGCGGCGTTGTGGCTTTTGCGAATGCTAATTCATTTGTTGTGGATAGCATTTCTGCATATATTAAATCGTTTTTGAATAATGGGTTATGATAAAATTTTATTCCGAATGCTAAACAATAAGGGTTTACCATTGATAGAGCGTTGGCAAGCATGAATACCTTGCCATCTTGGCGGGTTCGGAATATTGTTTCTTGTAGATCGGTAAACACTCTTAATTCATTTGGCAAATAGCGCCGGAATGAAGATTTATTATCAATGATAAATTCATCATATACGATTGTTGTTACTGCTGAAAAATCGTCGGAGCCTTTAAGAATGTCGGCGTTTGTCAGGGCGATAAATCGCCCTGCCTGTTTTCCGTCTATATAGGCGGTTTTACCCCTGATTGAAAATCTGTGATCAGGATAATTATTTTTGTGTTTTGTGAAAAAACCGTCAGTGGCTTCTTTAATTTCTGTTTTGTAACGCCGAATCCATACAAATTGTTTTTTACTTTTTAGATATTGCTCGATCACATATTTTTTGAGCTGATAGGTTTTGCCTATGCCTCGGCCACCTATTAAAATATTTAGATAGCGATTGTAACTTAGGCATTTTCTTAAACTGTAATATTTCATAATCGGTCGGCGGAGAAGTCGCACCCCGGATCCACCCGGTGCAGTTCGGCGGCCGACTCCTCGCCGGTGGCACCCACCTTTACTAATGCGCTTTGATTCTCCGCCGCCTTAAAAAGAATAGCTGAAAGGTTTATACACCTTTCATTTATAATGATAGCAGCTATAAATTGTTTTGTCAAGAATTTTCGAC